GATATTAAAATTTACACCACACCTGGTTGCAAGTATTGTACTCAACTTAAAGAGTTAATTGTACGTGCAGACCTAGAATATGAAGAGTTCCTGGTGAACACACCAGAACTTAAAGAGAACTTTAAATCAAAATATCCTGAGGCATCTACGTTTCCTTTTGTTATTATTGATGAAGAAGTGATTGGTGGTTTGGTCGAAACTGCTAAAATGTTTGTGGTAAATGGCCTTGTCAAATCTAGAAAATGAATCACCACAGATAAATAAAGGCACAGAGCTTATGCTCAGGAGAGAAAAAGTAACGCCAGAAAAACGTGGTGCATTCTTTAATCAAACAATAACTTTCCTGGGAAAAACATTCCATTTCAAATTGGAATTTTCTTGGGATAAAATCCTCAAGGAGTAAGTCATGCAGACATCCGTCATTCTTTTTTTCTCAGGTGCGTTCGTATTTCTCTCATTAATAGTTGGTATTATTGCTGGTTGGCATCTTAATGATGTAATATTTCAATTAACTAATAAAGATGAGCAAGGTGGACACCCAGAGATGTATGACGCAAATGGAGTATGGATCAACGAAGAACTATTATCAGTACGTTTTGTAGACGAGGAGGAGGATGATCATCATTGACATGAATCAGATTATGATTAGTAATCTGATGGCACAATTGAAAAGCGACAAACTGAATGAAAAATTAGTACGACATATGGTACTAAGTTCTCTCAAAGCATATGAACAAAAGTATCGTGGGAAGTATGGCGAGATGGTTCTCGCCTATGACTCTAAACAATATTGGAGAAAGACTTACTTCCCATACTACAAACAAAATAGAAAAAAAGACCGAGCAAAATCTGGTCACGATTGGTCAGCAATTTTTGATCTACTTAATAAAATTAGAGACGAGATCAAAACACATTTTCCGTACAAAGTAGTAGAAGTTCTTGGCGCAGAGGCAGATGATGTCATCTCTACCCTGTGTAAAAACAAAGGTCCAAAAGAACTTATACTAATTCTATCTGGCGACAAGGATTTCATTCAACTACAAAAATATCCTGGAGTTCATCAGTTCAATCCTGTAACTAAGAAGTTTATTGCTTATGATAATCCTCATGCTTTTATAAAAGAGCATGTCATTAAGGGGGACAAGTCAGACGGAATTCCTAACTTCCTATCACCTGATGATTGTTTTGTTAATGGAATAAGACAGAAACCTATTAGTCAGAAAAACTTATCAATATGGATCGAGCAAGACCCGACAAAGTTTTGTGTTAACGATGCTCAGTTAGCAAACTTCCATCGCAATCGTAAGTTGATTGACTTTGATTATGTTCCTGATGAAATTGAGTCCCAAATTCTAGATGAATTTAACTCCATAAATATTACAGGGAAACAAGTACCACTGGAGTATTTCCAGAAGCATCAATTGAATGACTTGATGCAGGATTATTTCTTTCGCACTACAACAAGCTTTAAAAAATGAAACTATTAGTATCTGAAGTGCTCCAAAAAGTGAGCAACGCGAAAACAAAACCACAAAAAATCAAGATCCTTCGCGACTATAATACTCCTGCTTTGCGATCTATTTTAGTAGCTAACTATGACGAGAGTATTGTATCTATGATTCCTGAAGGAGATGTTCCTTATGTTGCCAACGATGCACCTAAAGGAACTGATCATAGTGTTCTAGAAAAAGAGTTCCGTCGCCTGTACCTGTTCTTCAAGGGTGGCAACAACGGACTGAAGCAAGCACAACGTGAGAACCTCTTCATTCAACTACTAGAAGGTTTGTGCGAAGAGGAAGCACAATTGCTATGTCTCGTCAAAGATAAGAAACTACAGAAGAAGTACAAGATTACTCGCGCTTGTGTAGAAGAAGCATTCCCCCAAATTAAATGGGGAGGTCGCTCCTGATGGGTAAAGGATGTAAGATTCTTCATCAAGATTGTGACCCAACCTTGGGTCAAGATAGATCTCTTCCTTACAATAGCTTCTTGATTGAATATATTGTTGCAGGTCTTACGAAGTTTGACATTGCTTCTGGTGCTGGTCAAGTAGATATTTTTGATGACTACTGGGATAAATATCATAGTGATTTAATCAACATGACTCCTACTGAGGGTCGTGTCAATCCTAAAAATTGGAATCCGCCTAGCAAGTCATGAGTATTACGGGTCAGCATAGTAGCAAAAAAAATACTTTTTGTATCCAGTATTGGAAACAAGGTGACCCTGTTAATCCAAAGGTAATGCGTCGTATAAATTCTGATGGCATGGTAGTGTCTGCGAAAACATATGACGAAGTATTCTTTTACTCGGACTTGAAATCTGCATTCCCCGATGCAAAATGGTTACAGGACAATGGTTTTGATATTAAAATCAGAAAATGTAATCTAGGAAGAAATAATAAGTTCTGGTTGATTTGATGGGTGATCACTTTTTATTAAACTTATTTGGGTGTGACGAACAAAAATTAGATGACGAGACATTCATTAGAGAGACTCTTGACAACGCAGCATATTGCGCTAAGATGTCTGTGTTGAATGTTGCATCACATAAATTCTACCCACAAGGAGTGACTTGTGTACTTCTCCTTGCCGAGAGTCACATTAGTATTCATACATGGCCAGAAGAAGGCACCGCAGCGTGTGATGTATACACCTGTGGTAACCCTAGTGATGCACGTTTGGCGTGTGATGTTATTAGATATCAATTGTCTGCCTTAGAGCATGACATGCAGCATCTTAAAAGATAATTAATTGTGCCGCATGCTACACATTGACAACAATAAATAGTTGTGGTATAATTACCATACGTTCATCCCCCGTAAGGAGGACGCAAGTAAGTCGCGGAACGGAGCCGTTCATCCCATGTTAGAACTATTATTCTATTCATCACTCACCTGCCAACAAGCTGATACAATCATGCTTAAGATGAAAGCAAATGAGAATATCTCAAATGCTTTTAAGGTAGAGTTGATAGAGACCGTAAAGGAATCTACCCCTGAGTGTTTCTGGGACGCACACGACTGAAGGAACGGGGATTAAAAACCCTAACTTCAGGAGACTGACAAATGAACACACTAAACATCATCAGAAAGCAGATCAATAAAGTATCTGCTCTTCACGACGCACAGATTACACACACTTCATACCGTGGTGTTGAGTATACTACACGTTGTGTCGAATTAAAGGAACCCCACGGCACATTCTGTTATCGTGGTCGCACCTACAGTAAGTGAGTTACTTGTAAACTTGTAGACGAAGGGTTAACACCCTTCTTTTTTTTATCTAAAATTTTTATGGAATGGTCTGAAATTTCAGAAAGACAATATCATGTTTCTCGACACGATAATCTGTGGGGAAACTGGGAGTTTCCAAGATCCGATGGTAAGTTGCATTATGAATGCAGACTTTACTTAAGAGATATTCTTCATTTACTTACAGATTCTAGGTTAGAGACTATAGATCTATGCGATATTGCTTGGAAAGGAAAACATCATCACCCCCATAACACTGGTGCTAATTGTTTTTGTTGTCCTCCTACTAGACCATCAAAGTATCATGCCGCTGATCCATCATACCCAGGAATTGTTTTAAAAAATGCTGTCAATCCATTCAATAATAAGTATAGGATGGTAGATGGTAGGCATAGAATAATGAAGTTATTAAATGAAGGAGAAACATCATCTCAATATTATGTTCTTGACTATGATGAGGTTAAAGATTATATTGTTGCAAAAGTATTTTGTCCTATAGAAAAGAAAATGCTTTTAAAGAAAGCAGACCTATAAATTTTGTGCCTATTTATTTTTGAGCATATTTACGGATGCTAAAATGTTAGGAAACCCTTATAATTACTTATAGAAATGGGGACTAGTGATGTAAGAAATAAATCTTAGTTATGATTTAGTTTTATTCTATACCAAGGAGGTTTATCATGCATAATTTAATACCATTCAATCAACTACATGAGTGGAGAAATTTTGAATCATCCGTAAAACAATCACAAGAGGAACTAGAAACTATCAATGAATACTATGAATGCTTAATCGAATGTCGAGAAGGTCAGTCATTATGTAAACGTATTTGTAGGAGAATCTTAGTATAACATCATCAC